CAGTTACTGAATCCCTGCACGATGGCGGGATTACCTGATCCTTGATACTGGATGGCGAAAATCTCGATACCAGCACCATCCACATTGAGGGAACAGTACGATGTCCACCCGGTGATTTGCGCACTGTCCATGCACCAATTGTTGGTGACCTCGTCATAGATCAATCCATTGCCGAAGATCGCACATGGACGACCCAGTATGTAGCCACTCACGATCTGCGTCTCGGGTCCGAAGGGCAGGCCGTCGCCACCGATCTTGCCGGTACCGATCACCGCAGAAGCGATCTGGGGATTGAGTCCACTGATCGACCAGACGCCGCTTGACGTGCAAACGAAAAGCATGTTCGAAATAATGACGCAGCTCAACGGGCTATTACAGACGATGGCCGAACTGACGGCCGTCAGGTAATACGTCGTGACCAGATTGGTCGATCCGGCCACGCTGGTCACTTGCACACTATTGAGTGCGAGAACGCCCGAGCCGATCAGATACAGCCAGTTCTGCGATGCCTTGAGCGCAATGACGGGACCGGCCAGTGTGGGGTCGGTGATATTGAAACTGCCGCCGTAGTCACCGATGGTGAAGTCGTTGTACAGATCGGGCGCCGTGAAATAGACCGCAGAGCCATTGGCGATCCAAACCCGTCCACTGTAGATTTCGATGGCATTTCCGACCATTGCCGCATTGAGCGTCGTCCAGGCCGATCCGTTCCAACTCCCATAGCCATACACGGTATCCACCCACAGCACCGCTTCCGGGTTCCCCGCTGCGTCGGCGCCCTTCCAATGCACCGGCCACCAGCCTCCCGGCGTGGTCGAGCCAGATGGCGCAATGATAAGTAGCGCACCGGTGAGTGACATGGTCCAGATGGCACCCGCGATATCCTGAATGAAAATCGTCGGGATGGTATTGAGATTGAATGCCCAGATGCCTATGGCATTGAGCGGACCGGTGCCAATCGTCGTGGCCACCGGCATCACTTCCAGGCGCCCCGGCGCGTAGGGGAATAACCCATCGAGCACCGAGAACGTCCCCTGGCTCATTTCGAAAGGGCCAGAGGCCAGCTCGAGACCTACCCAGTTACGCGTGGAGACATTCGTCGGAGTGGATGGCATGTCACCAGTCCAGGTTCTCGTTGTCCGCGAACAGCCGTGAGAGACGCGTCGTGAAACGGTTCTCAGACCATTGCACCTGCTGCTGGTACAGCTGCAAATTCACTTGCGCCGCCGACGTCTTGTCCTGCGCCAATTGCGCCGCGTAGGCGGCATAGTAGGGAACGGCAGCAATGGCGCTGGTATCGCCAATCTGACCCACCGTGGCGAAGTCGGGCAGCACATCGGGGTAGAGGATGCAATCCAGTTCGTAGACGTAGGACTGATTGGGCGTTGGACCGATGAACAACGTTTGGCCCATCATCGCGAACGCCGAGGGAACCGACTGGAATCCGATGATGCTACGCATCTGAATGCTGAAATCCGTGTAGGCGAAGTTTTGCAATGGCACGCGCATGCCGCCCCACAGGCAAGTCACCTGATCGATCGCCGCGATATCGGACGGAAGAATCGTCACGTTGGCCGCGCCCGGATCGGTCACAGTGCCTACCGAGTCAACCAACAGCACGCCATTCTTCTGACCCGAACCCTGCTGGGTAATGACGAAGGCCCCGCTCACTACGGTGGCTATCCCATAGGTTCCACGTGGAACCGCCGCACAAGCCAAGGTAATGGCGCTGTACTGCCCCGCATCGAGGTTGACCACCACGCCCGCCAGACCCTCGGCAGCCCCCGTCGTCGCGGGGTTGGCCACCAGGGTTGCCGTGGCACTAGCCGACAAGTTGGCGAGCTGTGCGTAGCCGACCGATGGCTGGGTGGGCTGTATCGAAACAAGCGGCGGCTGGTAATACAGACCGGGGGTGCTTACGGTAAACGTGAGCGGTGAGCTACTGGCGCTGGCGCTCATGACGCCATTGGCGCCACTCACCAGCGTGTAGGGAGCCACGCCGCCCACCGGAGGGGTGGAGGTGATGGCGAGCACGCCGCCAATGGTGAAGCTTTCCTGATTGCCGGGAAGCGTAACGATCAGGCGCTGGCGCAAACATCCCGTATCCACAGCCGCATGAAGACGACCCTGATGGATGTAGTGAGCCAATTCCGAGTCGGAAAAAAAAGACCCGGATGCATCGTGGAGAAGCATCCGGGTCGCCATCAGGTATGACGGTAGGTAATCCGACCCGGCATGAAACGCCGGAAGGTTCATCAGACGTCCTGAAGTAGTTGGCCGGTTAGACCGGAGGCATGAAATAAGCTGTCGTCGCGCCTGTCGAGGTCAGTACCGTGCTGGCACCATCCGAACGAACCAGGCCGCCACCGCCGACAGCGATGATGGTCTGTAGCGTTCCGGTTTCGTCGGTCACCTGCACCGAGATATCGGCATTGACGATGATCCACCAATCACCTGCCGGCAACGGCGAGGAACCCGCGCCCGCGAATACATGCGACTGTTTCGGACCATACAGGGAACCTGGGGTGCCGGCATTGACCGCCGCTGTCTGCGGGACGATCACTTTGCTGCTGAACGTTGCCATGATCGTCCTCCTTAGGAATGCGTGTAGCCAGTCGCCACCGTGCAGGTGGACGGCTTGGAAACCACCAGTTCCAGCAGACTCAGCAGCGCGCCGATGAAGCCGATCTGGTTGTTGATGAGGGTGGACTCGAACCCCGTGAAGCCGAAGCTCACATCCTGGTGGATGTACAGCGACACGTAGTTCTCGTTGAGGTAGTAGATTTCGCCTTCGGTGGCATTCGCGTCCATGTAGATCGGCACACCGCCGACCGACAGCGCCTGGAACGCCGCTGCCGCGCCGAACTGGCCGTCTGCGTACGTGCCACCGGGATTCACGTTGTAGCGTTCCTGTGGCGTGAAGTCGGTCGCCAGCTTGTGCCAGGTCAACGGACCCGTCACGCCGAACGTCGGACGCTCGCCGAAGCCAGCACTGACGGTCTTGATGACGTCCAGGAGGCATGAATTGCGGGTTGGTGCCACCGCGCCTTCGGGAATCACGTTCGACTGCCAGTTGGTATAGGTCGTGCGACTGATGCCACCGTAGGTGCCGGTATTCGAAATGGCGCCCGGAAGGCCGATCAACTGCTGCACATTCGTGCTGTTGTTGAACAATGAGTTCGTCAACATCGCCACGGCCTGGTTGCTGGCGTCATCCATGGTCGCCTCCAGTAGCGAGACGACCGTTTCATCGACCTGCAACATCGACTGCATGCCCAACAGCGGCACCGGCACGACGAGGCCTTTCATATTGAATTCTGCCGGCACCAGACCGGACATGACCTGCGGCGCGGGGAACGAGCCACCGAAGTCCGTCCAGCTGCCCGCCGTCATCGGCGAGAGCTGCACCGGTACCGTGACCGACGACACACCGCCCGAGGCGGCATTGGCCTTGGAGAACAGTAGCGCCAACGTAGGCGACGCCTGGTAGAGGGCGACAATGGCGTCCTCGGTGATACCGCGACGCGTGACGGCCGACAATTGGGCCCCTAGTGCGCCTGACGGGACAATACCGGTTCCAAATTGAGGCACGACGGCTCTCCTTCAGTTAACTCGTAGCGAGGAAGGCGTTACGACGTTCCTGTGTTTTCAGGTCGTTCAACGCCGAGAAAAGGTTACGACGACGCGTTCCGCGCCGATCCTTGAGTGCATCACCAAAGGAAGCCGGCAACTCCATCATGCCGCTGGTCGGTACGCCGTTCTTCGTTTGTGCGGACTGCGATTCCTGCAAGCGCATGAAGCGCACGCCGGCATCGAAGTCGTCAATCTTGTTAGCTGCCATGAAGGTCTCGACCTGGCCGATTTCGGCCGGCGCTAGACCGTGCTTCTCACGAGCTGACGCCATGGCTTCAGCCTTGGCGCGTGCGGCGCGCTCGGTCTCCAACTGCGTCCTCATCTCGCCCAGCGTCTTGTCCTGATCGGCGCGCAACTGGTCGATGGCGTTACCCATCTCCACTTCCGGCACCACGATATCGGGATGGAGCTTGGCGGCCGAGCGCAAAGCTTCGGCGCGAATCTTCCGATACAGCGCTGGATCGCTCGTCTTGAGTTCGGCGAGAACGGCAATTTCCTGTTCGTCAAGGGCAGACATGGATAGTCACTCCGGGAAAAGAGGGGTAGAGAAGCGTGACGACATCGCGTTACGGATTGCCGCGCTTGCCGACATGCATAATGCGGCCGTAAGGCGACTTCTTCACGCTCTTGGCAACCGCCATCGCACCACCAAAGTTCGGCACGAACGGAGAATTGACGAGATTGGAATACTTTTCCGGCTTGTCGTTGAGCATCGGTGGGCGTACATCACCACCTTTGTTGGGCGTCAGATTGTTCGGACGGATAGCCATACATCACTCCGTTATTTGGAAAATGTCACAGGAGGTTTCATTCAGCCAGCCCCTTGGGAGGGATCGCTGGATGCGTCGCCACCACCCATCGGCGCGGGCGAACCCGCGATCTGCTGGGCGGACTGCTGAGTCGGAGGCGCGGCTTGAGTTGACGTGCTCCAACCGGAGAAATATTTACCAAGCTTCTTGATCGTATCCAAGAGCGCTGTGTGTTCTTCGGAGCCCACCGGGAAGTTGGACAGTTCCGTGCTGATGGACTGAATAGCCTGCATCACCTTGCCGCGCGACATCGCGGTCTGACCATCCGGAGGAGGCTGTCCGGTAGCCGGTGCCGGCGCAGCCGCACCCTGGGTCTGCCCACCCATGGGCAACGGCTGCGACAGCGTGCCGAGATTCGGCGTCGCCATCGTCAGCGCCTCACCTTACGCATCGACTTCCGGCCGCTGCTGCGTGCAGCAATGGCCTTCTTGATGTTGCGCTTGGCGGCCGCCTTCTGGTGGCGGGTAACCATTACTTGCGACCCTTACGGGAGCTCTTGCGAGCCTTGCGG